GGCACAAGTGCTAGCCCCGACACTTTTTCAATAGTCTGCCTGGCACTTTTGATCATATCCGTTAAAATGTCATCATGATCCGAAAAATCAACAGGCAGGTAAGCCTTCACTTCTGCGAGTGTTACCGGCTCCGTTACATCTTCGGCTACTATTTCTCTTTTATGTAGGAAGTCGATCACTTTTGTTTTTTCTCCTTGCCTTCCTTAATTTCTTTTTTACTCGTTACGGGTGAACCTTCTTTTTTCTCTTTAGGCTTTTCCGCTTCGGCTTCCTCCGGTTTTAACTCCAATCTTTTTTTATTGTAAGCCTCAATGACCGTTACTCTTTCTTCACTGTTCGGAACCAGCTTATTTAACTCCCTCAATGATTCGGATTTTTTAATCAGCTCAATGACTTCCGGTGCCGTTAATTCAAGCGGCTTAACATCATTAGCCACGCCTACTAGCTTCCAATAGTTAGCCCTTTCCGGCGTAGCATCTACTATATCACCTTCTTTATGTTCGCCGAAATCTTTATGTAATTGCACTTTTTTCATACGTGTGTTTTTATGAAGGCTGACCGCCAGACGCTAAGCCAGCCTTCGTTTCACTTGCTAACCCACAAGTATTATGCTGCTGCAGAATCGCCCAACATGAAGTAATCAGGGCCGTACACAGGCAGTGCAACGGTTTCTTCAACCCTTAGCGTTACCTGGTTAGTCCTTACGTTTGTGCCATCCTGCTCAAAGAATTCGATTCTCATTGATTCCTGGATCAACAATTCAGCGCCATTGTTCCAATCTCCAATCACATAATCATTTGCATTCAGTGCATGCACCTTAGCCACTGGAATACCGAGTATGTAAAGCACACCGTTCACGAACACAACACCCTGTGGTAAGTCGTATTCACCGGAACCGGCAGATTTGTTTTTAAAGAAGGTGTAGTAATCGGCAGGACGCATTGCAATTCCTGTAGCGTTTCTGCGGTAGGTATCTTCAAAGGTTGACAGGTCGTTGATGATCTTTTCAACCAACACCGTAGCGCCGGCAGCAGAACCAGCAACATAATTGCCTGAAGTCAGAATACCTTTGATGTTTGGTGAAGTACCATTACCGTAAAGGATAGCGGCGTCTTCAGCATCCATCATTTTTTCAGGAACCCGGCGGTTCAGAAACGACATTAAACCGGGAATGTTTTTCATCGCCCTGCGTGAAATAGCCATCCAACCAGCAAGGGTTTCAAACTTTACACTTGCTTCTACCAGGTCAAGGTCAAACTGTGGTTTCAAACCGGTTGCTTGCGTAGTGGCAGCAGTTGCGCCTTTTTCAGCAGTGAAAGCGATCGAACCTTCACCAGCGCCATTCTCACGCATAAAGTAGTAATCGGTGCCAGGTCCGGCGGGCGAAACGGGTAACAATTGGCGAACGTGCGTGCCAACGTTAGGAGCCATTATAATACCTTGCCTTGCTTGGGCACCCCAGTTCGTTGAACCGGTAAGGTTAGCGGCTGAAAAGTCAGCTACAGCCTTTTTATTAATGTCCTTCAGGATCAATTCAAGACGCTTAGAACGTCCATCAGCAAAAAGGGCAATTTCTTCCTGTTTTGCTTCTACTTCTTTTGCAAGGGCTTCACCGAATGAAACGCCTTTTTGTTCTTCCTGCTGAAAAATGCGTGAAGTATTTAATTTTTTATCCAGTTCATCGAACTTTACTTCAATTGACTGAAGCTTGCCTTTTACACCGCTGATTTCTTCTTCATTGGCTTTTACTTCAGTAACCGCTTTGGTTGCTTCGTCTTTAGCCGCTTTTACCTCAATGGTCAGTTCATCCTTTACGCCTTTGATCTTATCGTCAACGTTTTTGTTGATGTTCTTTTCTGCATTTTTTACAGAAACATCTAATTGCTCGCCAAGTTGTTCAACTTGATCGCCGAGTGCTTTAATTAGTTTTTCGCTCACTTTAATTAGCTTTTAATTTGAATAATGTTGTTTGAAGTTTAGTGCTTAACAACAGCATTGATTCATCTTCTATTTCCGGCGATTCCAGTGCCTCATCAGCGGTGGAGGTGCTTTGTTTGGATATCTGAAGTATGTTCGTTTGCAATTGTTTTAGATAGATTTCCAGCATGTCGAAAACTTCTTCGTTCTCGTACTTCCCATTGCGGAAAGCCTTCATAACCGTGTCCATCTTTTGAATGGATTGTTCTTTGGTCATGCTTTTCATGCCGGTAGCAAGGGCTTGCTCATTCGCTCCCCAGGTCACAGAACTCCCTTCCCATAGTTTGAGCTGTATTAGCTCATTATATCGGTCTGCCTTCTGCTCCTGTATTACTTCATACCCTATGGAATGTTCATCAATAACGCCATCCTGGTAAAGCAATAGCGTGTCCTTACCCCATGATGTTTTTGTGATCTTGGAATCGAAGTATAAACCGTGAGAATCTTCTTTTACGGTTAATCCTGATTTTGTAGAAGAAAGGGGAAATAAAGGGTTGTGTTGGGCAAGGTGTTTAATGCGGTTGTAGTTCTGAGATAGCGTCTTTTTGAAGGCTCCGGGAACGATTACATCACCATCGCTATCCTTATTCCCAAAAACGGCAAAATAGCCCTGTATGCGGCCTTCAGCGGTATCTATGTCTTTGATTAAGACCTGCCCATTGTTGGCAATGCCCTTACACAAGTAAGGACGAACAGAATCGGACATTTGATTACATTATCATTCCGTTTCATCTTCAGCGGCTATGCCTACGAAGATGTTTGCCTTTAGTGCGGCGGCGATTTGATGCGCAGGCACAACCGTTCTGGCTGGCTGCATCGGAATGATGGTTGCGGTAGTTGCAACTCTCCGTATTAGTCTACCCTGTGAGTCACGTTTTGGTATATACGTTACCCTGCAGCGGCAATTTATTGTGTTCCCCGGTGAGGCTGTGGCATCGCCAGGGTATTGCATGTTATCGAAAGTTCCTGTAGGCTTTCCACTTCTGAAGATTTCTACTTTAAAAGCATCATCTTCACCTACAGTATGGCCGTTAATTTTACGGTGTGAATGCCTTGTTCGGTGATCTTTGGCGGCATTCCATTTCTTATCCACCTCATAGGGTGTGCTTCGGGCTCCTACAGAATGGCCGACATTAGCGGCTCTTATTATTTCTGTTCTGGCTATTGTTCTTGCCCTTGCCCTCATAAGATCCAAACGCTGTAATTCATCCACCGTTTTATCTATGCTCCACCCTTCCTCAACTCCCTTTTCAAGTATCTTTTCTATGTCGCTCCGCATCGTTTCTGAAATGCTTGCTACGAACTTCAGCATGTGGAAGCGTAAGAAAGAAAGGACTTCATTAATCCATGCTTCGTTACGTCCGAAGTTTGCGGCTTTCTCTTTGGCTTGTGCTTTTATTTCCTGTGCGGTCATTTGGGCTCCTAAAAGGCCAGCATTTCGGTAAATGGATTGAAGTATCGGCGAAAGTTGATCGTTGTAAGGCGTGAGGTGTAATTGGCGAACAGCGTGTTCTTTTCCCTGTGAGGTGAGATCGTTTATAAAAGAGCTACGAAAGTGTTTAATTACTTTCAGCAACAAAGTAAGATATTTTTTCTCTAATAGTAGAGTTTTTTGCAAAAATATTTTGTTGTTGTTAGCCAAAATGCTTATAGTTCTATTTTTAGTTCTTCTCCGGTAAGGGCGAAGTAAAGGTTCTGTAGGTGGTGCAAATGCTTTATTTCGCAGTAGCCAAATCCTTCGAGTGTAAAAGTGCCCGGATTGTATTCAATGCCTCCTTTGAACCAATAGCCTTCTTTGCCTTTATCAAATCCAGCCTTCTCTAGTATTTCAGGCGTTAATTCTACAGGGAAAGCAATTTCTCCTTCTTGTATTGATTTCATAGCATCAGCATCTACACCAACAGGGTAATTCTTTCTTACATCAGGTTTGCCGTCATCTCTGTAAATCAGGTTCCCTATTCTTAATTCACTTGCCTTTATAGTTGTTTCTGTGGCTGTCATCGGCAACCCCTCCTTTGTTTCCCATTTTTGTTCAAATGGAGTTATGAATGAATTTTCATCAATCATGCACTATAAACTTTATCTATAAAAATAATCATTCTTTTTAAGTATGCCTCCCTCAGTTCCTTCATTATCCTATGCTCCGTCCTGCATCTTGTCTTTGGTATGGGATATTTTTTAAGGGCTAACTTTTCAAGATGCTTTGCGTTCATCATCTTCTCCCAATAAATTCATTTCATCATCCAAACCGCCGCCTAATTCCTGGTTAACCTGATCTAAAGTCGTAAGGTTTGCCGAAACATAATGCTTGTCCAAATTGGGGTCCTTGCTACGTTCATGGCCTAACATCTCACGCCCCTCATTGTAGCTCAACCTGCCTCCCATCTTTTCAAGGAATGCGGCTACCTTGTCCTGATCTGCTGCCAATTCCGGCAAACTCAATACATCGACGTCCAATACATCTCTTTCCCTGTCCAGTTTGAATTCCGGTATTAGTTTGGCGTTCCATTCATCTCTTAACCCATAAGCGGCAACGGCTATATTATCATAAATAAATTCCTTCTTTTGCTCTTTCCTGTTTTCGTAAGTCTGATCATTTAGGAATATTCCCGGC